GAGCTGCAGGCCGCACAAACCTCCGCCGCCGCCCACTACCGCCACGTTTACCGCCAGCTGTCGGCCCGTGGCATCCGTATCACCGAGCGTGCCGGCGACTAATCATTCCCAGCCGCCACCGCCTCAAGCAAAGGAAACTGAGCCATGCCTCAATCTATCGCTGATCTGTTGAAAGACGCCGCCTTCGGTGTCGCGAGTCTGACCGATTCGATCAAGCTGCTGCCGAACACCTACTCCAAAGTTGGCCAGTCCGGCATCTTTGTACGCAAGGGCGTGAATTCCCGTACCATCGCGCTGGAATATGCCGGTGGCCGACTTCACCTGCTGTCCAACCAGGATGTGGGTAGTCCGGGCCAGCGCACCAAGCGTGACAAGAAGAACGTGCGCTTCTTCGGGGTGCCGCACATCCCGCACGACGACACCATTCTGGCAGCCGAGCTGATTGGCTCCCGCGCCTTTGGCAGCAACGACACCCTGACGGTGGCCGACGTCGCCAATGTGGTGAACAACCATCTGCAGGACATGAAGGTTCGCCACGATCTGACCCAGGAATGGATGATGCTGGGTGCCATCAAGGGCAAGATTCTGGATGGTGATGGCGAACTGATGTACGACCTGTACAAGGAATTTGGCATCCAGAAGAAGGTTATCGATTTCAAGCTGTCGGACCCTGCCTTCAATGTGAAAAAGGCCTGCATGGATGTGTGCCGTCACGTTGAAAAGAACCTGCTGGGTGATGTGTCCACCGGGGTCAAGGCTTGGGTGGATGCAGAATTCATGGATGCACTGACCGTCCACCCGAACGTGGAAAAGGCATTCCAGGGCTGGATGGCTGCCCAAGAGAACATCGGTGGTGACGTGCGCGCCGGTTTCAAGTTCGGTGGTGTGACCTTTGAAGAGTACACCGGTGAAGTGCCGAAGGCTGATGGTAAGACCACTGTTTCGCTGATCAGCGAAGGTACCGGTCATGCCATTCCGGTGGGTACCCGCCAGACCTTCCTGATGTATGACGCGCCGGCCGACTTCATGGAAGCTGTCGGCACGCTGGGCCAGCCGTACTACGCCAAGATCAAGAACACCGATTTTGACCGTGGTGTGGATGTCCATACCCAGTCCAATCCGTTGCCGCTGTGCGCCCGTCCGGGTGCCCTGGTGGAGTTGAAACTGATCTGATGACGCCGTGAGGCGATAGAGAGACAGCGACCGGGTGGGTGCTACCAACACCCACCCGGACCGCTAGTTACAAACGCAGTATCAGGAAATGCCACATACAACGGCACTTATTGTGCAAACTGTTGATACAACTGCTGGTATGTACTGCTAAGACGCAGTCGATCCAATGCCTCTTGCCAGCGCTGTACTTCACTTGCAGGAGTATCCCGAGATAGCCCGATGTAGCCATCTGTACTATTAACTACCACAGGAAGCTGGCTGACTTCACGTGGACTGATCTCTGCATCGCGCAGCTTCTTTGAAATATCAAGACTTGAAGACACAACCAGTACGACCCTTCCCGCGACCAGCATCTGAAGACATCCCTCGTAGCTAAAGCTGCGTACTAGCTGGCTGAACCCGAGCTGAGACAGTATTTGGTCATGCACATTTCCACTGAGCACGCAGACAGGTAAGAGCCTTGCATCTGCAATACTTTCCACTCCAGTGGGGTACGCCGAGCGTTCATAAAAGTAGTCTTTCTCCTGCCAGATAGGACCAACCCATTGCGCCTGAGCTTCACGTGTCATCGTGCGGTTAAGATTGAAAAATGCTACATGGGATTGGCTATGCAACGTATTCCAGCCACGAATTAACGGTACGTCATGAATGCGACCATGCACTTGCAACTCTTGTTGGAGCCTGAGTACCAGTTCAACAAAAAAGGCACGCTTACCTGCATGTGGCAAACCGTGCAGTTGTCCATCGCGATCAGCAACTTGCTCGCTTGTGCTGTGCGTAAGAAACAACCAACTCTCTTCGGCCTGTGCATTCCCTGCTACATAGCAAGCTGCCAATGCTGCAAGTACCCTTACCACACGAACAACGCTAGTTTTTGTCATAAATAACGCCACAATTGACATGTATTTACTTATTAATAGCATGGGAAATGAGCTTTTTCAGCACGTGTTATCAGGCAAAGTCCACGCGATGGCTAGATCAAGCTTCTCATGCAAAAGGTGATGGCTCACAGGTTTCAGGATGTAGTCGTTCCCACCACAAGAGTAGACGCAACCTAGAACTTCAGCCGTGTCGAACGATGAAATGAAAATGACTTGTGCTTTGCCATTTTGGCCACGGTACCACTCTGTTAATTCGAAACCGGTAGCACTTTTCCCGAGCTGGATGTCCATCAGGATGATCTCCGGCTGAAATGAGAAAACTTGTTGTCGGAAATCTTCCCCGGACAAGCAGTGCATCGTCTTGAATGTCTTCATCAATGTCCGCTCTAGCAGACCCGCTGAGACGGCATCATCATCAACGATCATTACCCTGAATGAGTTCATGGATCACCACCACAACTACAATTGAATAATTGTAAATATTCGCATTATTAATAACGAATCGCTTAATTAATTCTAAGTCCATTTACTTGTACCTGCTATTTTTTGTGTGCAAGAAAGCCTCTCATGTAGCATGACGCTTTCTGCTCCCGACATTACCCTGCAAGAAAGGCACTAACATTAGGGGGCAATGTCGCCCCGAACAGGAGGCATCATGGAGTTCCACCCCATCGTTGAACAATTCCGTGCCCAGGCTGAAATCCTGGATGCTACCCAAAGCACAAGGTCTATCGATGAAGCCACTATTCAGCTGGCGATCTGGATGGATTTGAATGCAGACCGCTTGTCTGAAGATGACATGGCGCTCCTGACTGCAGTCGGCGGGATTCTGTTCCGGGAAGGCTTAAACCGCCGCTTCAGGGATCAGTTTGGCAATCCCGAGGAATAGCTGTCTACCGAACCCTTTCCTGCCTTTTTTGCACTCCCCATGCCCGCACAATGCGGGCATGACTACTTCTACCCCCTACATCACCCAGCAAGGCCTGGAAGACCGCTTCGGCCGGGAGTTCCTGCTGCGCGTCACCGACCCGACCAATACCGGAGAGGTCGACCAGGGCAAGGTCAATCGTGCCATCAGTGATGCCAGCGAACTGGTCAACTCCTACCTGGGCAAGCGCTACACCCTGCCAGTGCCGTTTGTACCTGGTGCACTGGAGCGTGTGGCCGCTGACCTGGTGCGCTACTTCCTGTATTCCAGCCAGCCTGGCGAAGAAGTGACCAAGCGCTACGACGATGGGGTGAAGTGGCTCAAGGATGTGGCCAATGGCGTGGTATCGCTGGGCTTGCCTGAACCGGAAACCCCGGCCAGTTCCACCGGTAAGGTGGTTATGTCCGGCCCACGCCGCAAGTTCACCCGCCATAGCATGAGGGACTACTGATGCGTCCTGACCACCTCGCCCTGGGCAAACACATCATCACCCAGCTCAAAAGCCAGATCAGTGACGTCCGCCAGATCGTACAGCGCGGTGAGCTGAGTGATGTGACCAGTGGCGAGCAAGTATCGCCGTCGCTGTACGTGATCTACGTGCGGGATGTCATCCCTGGGAATGGTCAGTCGCAGGAGGCCCAGAACCACATCCTGCAGCAGTGGATGGTCGTGGTCGCTCTCCAGGGCAGTGCAGACCAGATGCTGGCCAAGGGAGGCGAGCTGCTGGCCAAGGTACGTGCTGCCCTGCTGGGCTGGACCCCGGATACCGAGCTGTATGACCCGCTGCAGGCCTCCACACCACCCGCAGCCCTCTACATGAGCGAATGGGGCTATTTCCCACTGCTGTTTACCGCTGATTTCTACGCCTGACCGAAAGGAATTCCATGGCTGGCCCAACCCCGAAGGAGCGTGTCGAGCTGCTCCAGGAACACAAGAACGCCGGCACGACCTACCCAGCCGGCGAAGAGCTGGACGTAACACCCAGCACAGCCGCCTGGCTGTACCGCAACCACATTGCCAAGCCGGCAACGGCCAAGCAGTCCATTCACACTCTATCGGAGCCTGAAGCATGAGCTACGCACCCGTCGTTCTGACATCTGACAAACATTCGTACTCGGTATCCGGCCAGATCCTGATGGCTGAGTATGGTGTCGCCAAATACACCCCGTTTGCCATGGTCGAAACCGCTGACCTGACCATTGAGCAGGAAACCCAGGAGCTGCCGGACTCGTACACCGGCCAGGGCAACTACGACAAGCTGTACTCGGTGAAGTCGGTATCGCTGGATCTGAAGGTCACCACCTTCCAACCGGAAATCATTGCCGAAATGACCATGGGCGTAGCTAATAAGCGTGAAGAGAAGCCCTTTTCCGATGAAGTCCAGACCGCCTTCAAGGGTGTCCTGGTACCGCTGGAAAATCTCGGTGCTGGTGATTTTGTTGTCGAGCCCGATGCAGGTGGTCAACCGTATATCGCCGGTAAGGACTACTTCCCAACCGCAGTCGGCATCATCCCGCTGGCCAATGGCAGCATCCAGGACGGCACTAAGATCAAGGTCAGCTACAAGGCTCTGGAGGCCAATGTCATTGAGTGGCTGGCCGGCTCCCAGAAAGAGCGCAGCTTGATCTTCCATGGTGTTAACA